ATACATGACCTCTAAATTATAAAAAACATAAATACAACAATAAATAAGATTTACTTTTAACATAAGGAGAAATCCATGGCATTTCAGCTATCACCAGGCGTAAATGTATCAGAAATTGATCTGACTACAGTTGTGCCTTCCGTTGCCACTTCGATTGGCGCATTCGCTGGAAAATTTGCATGGGGACCAGTAAATGAGATCGTGACTATTTCTGATGAAATTCGCCTGGCAGAACGCTTTGGGAAGCCAACATCAGATAACTATGAATATTGGTTTACAGCAGCAAACTTTTTAGCATACTCGAATAATTTAAAAGTCGTTCGTGCAGCAAATACAGATACGACAGCAGCATCCACAACACCATTCAAAGCAAAATATCCTGGAGCACTAGGTAACTCTATTCGTGTCGAGATGGTTGATTCGGCAAACTTTAGTGGTTGGACAGCATCATATCAAGCACTGTTTACAGATTCACCAGGCACATCAGATTATGTTTCTGGTTTAGGTGGAGCAAATGATGAAGTTCATATTCTTGTTCTAGACGAAGGTGGTAAGTTTACTGGTATTGCAAACACTGTGCTAGAAACTTTCGCATTTGTTTCGAGAGCAACAGATTCTAAGACATTTGACGGTTCAACAAACTACTATGCAAATGTTTTGGAAGGTCGTTCAAGATATGTGGAAGCTAATGTAACTGCAACATACTCAAATACATCAACTACCACATTTACTGGTCTTGGAGCTGTAGTTGGCGGAACATTGACTGGTGGTTCAGATGGCACTATCGGTGATGATGATATCCTAAGAGGGTATGATCAGTTCCTGAATGCGGATCTTGTTGACATTTCTTTAGTTCTTACAGGTCCAGCAAACGCAACAGTTGCAGGTGAAGTTATCGATGATCTAGGCGAAACTCGCAAAGACTGTGTAGTTTTTGTTTCGCCACCAAAAGCAGCAGTTGTTGATAACTATGGTGATGAACTGACAGATGTTCTAACATATCGCAACTCAACACTAAACAAAAACTCATCGTATGCAGTCATGGATTCTGGCTGGAAATATCAGTATGATAAGTACAATGATGTGTATCGTTGGGTCCCATTGAACGGCGATATCGCAGGTCTTGCTGCTCGTACAGATCGTGATCGTGATCCATGGTATTCGCCAGCAGGTCTAAATCGTGGTATTATCAAAAACGTAGTCAAACTTGCTTGGAATCCAAACAAGACAGACCGTGATGAGTTGTATCCAAAGGGCGTGAACCCAGTTGTTACATTCTCTGGCGAAGGCACAATGTTGTATGGCGATAAGACTCTTCTATCTCGCCCATCTGCATTTGATCGTATCAATGTTCGTCGTCTGTTTATTGTACTTGAGAAAGCAATTGCTCGTGCTGCTCGTTCTTCGTTGTTTGAATTCAACGATCAATTTACAAGAGCGCAATTTGTAAGTTTGGTTGAACCATATCTGCGTGATGTTCAAGGTCGTCGTGGTATCACTGATTTCCGTGTTGTCTGTGATGAAACAAATAACACAGGTGAAGTTATTGACCGCAACGAATTTATTGGAGACATTTATATTAAGCCTGCTCGTTCTATTAACTTTATTCAGCTTAACTTTGTTGCTGTTAGAACTGGTGTTTCGTTCGATGAAGTTGTCGGTAAGTTTGGTTAATCAACAGAACATAACAGGAGAAAAATAAAATGCCTTTCGATATTACTACTTTTAGAGCATCAATGATTGGTGACGGTGCTCGTCCCAATCTGTTTGATGTTATCATGACATTCCCAGGGTTCGCTCTGGGTGCTGCGGCAACACCAAAACTTACATTCACATGTAAGACCGCACAGTTGCCAGGTTCAACAATTGGAGTTGCTCCAGTTCAGTATTTTGGTCGTGAAGTCAAATTCGCAGGTAACAGAACATTTGCCGACTGGACAATCACTGTTATCAACGATGAAGACTTCTTGGTTAGAAATGCCTTTGAACGTTGGATGAATGGTATCAATACACACGCAACTAACTTGAGATCGTTGTCAGCAGTAACGCCTTCAAGTTATACGCAAGATGCCACTATCGTTCAATATAGCAAAACTGGAATTCCATTAAAGTCATACAGAATGCTTGGTGCGTTTCCTACGGACATTTCGCCAATCGATATGGATTGGGGTTCGAACGATACAATCGAAGAGTTCTCGGTTACTTTAGCATTCCAATGGTGGGAAGACCTTCCTCTTACTGGCGCTGATACTACGCCTAATATTGCGTAATAAATAAAGGTGGAGACTTGTTCTCCACTTTTATAATTATTATTGAAGTGTGAAAGAGGAAAATAAAAACCAATGGCAATAAAACTTTTCGGTTTCCAATTAGGTAAGAAAGACGTTGTTCAGGAACAACCGCCTGAGCAACAGTCTTTTGCTTTGCCTACGGCTGCCCTCGATGATGGCGCAGTCACTATTACTCAAAACGCATACTACGGTACATACGTTGACTTAGAAGGTTCTGTTCGTAATGAACTAGAACTGATCACTCGTTATCGTGAAATGTCCAATCATCCAGAATTAGAAGAAGCGATCAATGATATTGTCAACGAGGCTATTACTCACGATGATTCTGGAGAAGTCGTGTCTATCAATACGGATAAACTGAAACAACCAGAGTCTATCAAGAAAAAAATTGGCGAAGAGTTTGAAAATATACTCTCACTCCTAAACTTCAATAATCTTGCTGACGATTTATTCAAACGTTGGTATATTGATGGTCGAATATATTTTCACATTCTAGTAAATGATGATAATCCTAAAGAGGGTATTCAAGAACTTCGTTATATCGATCCACGAAAGATTCGTAAAGTTCGTGAAATATTCCGTGAAAAAGATGCACGAACAGGTGCAATGGTTATCAAATCTATTGCAGAATACTATGTCTACAATGATCGTGGAACAACAAATCAAAACTATACTGCATCAGTAAATGCTGGTGTTCGTATCGCAACAGATTCAATCATCAATGTCAACTCTGGCTTGATGGATGCAAAGAACACATTTGTTATTTCTCATTTACATAAAGCAATCAAGCCTCTCAATCAATTGAGAATGATTGAAGATGCGGTTGTTATCTATCGTCTATCTCGTGCGCCAGAACGCCGAGTATTCTATATTGATGTTGGCAACTTACCAAAAGGTAAGGCGGAACAATATCTGCGTGATATCATGGTCAAGTATCGTAACAAAATGGTTTACGATGCAAACACTGGTGAGATGCGTGATGACCGTAAACACATGTCGATGCTTGAAGACTTTTGGTTACCTCGTAGAGAAGGTGGTAAAGGTACTGAAATTACTACTCTGCCAGCAGGTCAAAACTTGGGGCAGATTGAAGATGTTGATTATTTCCGTAAGAAACTTCTCCAGTCTTTGAACGTACCTTATTCAAGAATGGATTCACAAGGCGGCGGTGGTTTTGCTGCACTTGGTCGTTCAACTGAAATTACTCGTGACGAATTGAAGTTTGCAAAATTTATTATTCGTCTGCGTAATAGGTTTTCACAACTGTTTGATGATGCACTAAGAGTTCAGTTAGCACTCAAAGGCATCTGCTCACAGCAAGAGTGGGAAGAATTCAAAGAAGATATCTATTACGACTTCAAAAAAGATAACAACTTTACAGAACTTCGTGAAGCAGAACTTCTTCGTGAACGTATTACCACTTTACAGACCATCGATCCATATGTCGGTAAATATTTCTCTCAGACTTGGGTTAGAAAGAACGTACTCAGACTAACAGATGAAGAAATTGAAAAGATGGATGAAGAAATGGAAAAAGATGGTTCTGCGGAAATGTTCCAACAGATGCAACAGGGACAGATGGGTGGTGGAATGGCACCACAAGAACCAATCGACAATACATACGATAATGATGAATCACAGGAATCACCAACACCTCAGTTAGATACTGAAGTTGAGAAATATTCCAGTAATAAATAATAAATAATGAAAGGTAGTTATGGAACACATTAGACAATTTATTGACAATCTTGCTGCTGGTAATCGTGCCGTCCGGCGCCATGC